GAGCCGCTGCGAGTTGTTTGTGTCGCAGACATAATTGGCACATTAAATTCTACGGCAAGACCGCGAAGTTCTTCCGCAATGGCCTTTACATATGTGTATGAGTTTACATTCGCTCCAGCTTTGATCCTTGCTGAACAGCAAATATTAAGATAATCGATAAAAATGATATCGGGAACAAAATTCCTTTTCAAGTTCAATTCATTCAACAAAGTACGGAAATGTACAGACGAGGCTGAAGCCGTGGGATATTCTTTGATGATTAGTTTCCCTGTGGTCATTTCCTGAACACGCTTCACTTTTCTATCATAAGATTCTTTCGAAAGTTCCGACAGATCATCTACAGTAACATTCAAAAGGTTTGCGTCGATTCTTTCTGCAATTTTCTCTTCAGCCATTTCCATCGTAATGTACAATACATTTTTACCTTGTGACATGCATCCTGCAGCCACATGGCACATAAAAAGAGACTTACCCACGCCGGTTCCAGCAAGAGCAATGTTAAGAGTTTTTGCAGGAAGACCACCTTTAGTGATTTTATTGAAGTAGTCAAGGTCGAAAGGAATCCTTTCTTCCGTTCGGTGATAGTATTCATATCGAGCATTTGAATCCTCTAAGTAATCGTGACCAACTGAACTATCGAAACTGATAGCCAATGCATCAGAAAGAATTTTGGGAATTGCACCCTTCTCTTGTTGTTTGTCTTTTCCGTCTAGAATGGAGATGGAAGAAAGCACTGCATTATACACTGCCTTCTCTTGACAAAACTTCTCAGTCTTATCAACAAGCCATTCCATTTTATTTTCCAAGTCCTTGTTCGAAACGATTTCTTGGATGTAAGACTCACAGTTTTCAACTTCGTCAGAAGACAAAGTATTTTTCTCTTTGATAGCAATCTTAATCGCCTCTATTGAGGGAGGCGAATTGTATGCAAGAGTGAACGCGGTAATTTCATTAAATAATGATTTCTCGGTTCTGTCTGAGAAATAATCAAGTTTTAGGAAGGGTAGAACCTTCCGAAGGAACTCCTCATTATAGATCAGATTCCTCAATATAACTTGTTCCAGCCTCATCAATTATTCCTTTGTTCGCATCTTGCGACATGATGTTTACCAAAATGTCACCAATATAATTCTTGAAATCAAGACTTCCTTCAAGTTCCGCCTTTTCAAGAGGACTCTCTATGACATTATACACGAACCTGAGGTAAATGTCACCATTTTTCTCTTCATCAAACTTTACTTTACCGTATTGATACACCGTGTCCACATATGGCCCGGTCAACAATTTTAGGTTGACTGTAGTACCTTCATTCGACGGTATAATGTAAGTATAGTCAACTTCTTCTTTAAATTCCCTCATTGTACACCTCTATTTCCATGTCGTCTTTGTTGATAATATTGTGTGATGCGACTCTATATTTTCTTTCGACAAATTCATGAAATGTTTTTTGTTTCAGAATTGGTGACCAAAAGTCCTTAGTGTCGGTCTCTTTTTCTCGGTATTTCTTATCTTCAATCGCTCCTGTATCCATATCAACTTTACTGTACCAACCATTCGAAGGCTTAATCACATGTCCAGATTCGAGAGCAATCGCAAGTAAGCCAGACCACTTGCTAATACCACCATTAAAAGATACAGTAACAGGTATTTTAGATTTTTCTTTAACATATCTGGACTTCTCTACATTTATAATAAAATCGTAACCCACGATCTCGGTGCCCTCTTTTTCTTGTTGTCGGCCGATAATGAAAATATTATCGGCAGAATAGTACGAACCGGTTCCGCCGCCAACGATGTCTTTAGGGTACATTCCAATTTCTTTATATGTATGATTGACAACAACCATTGGAATATCTTTCATAGTCAAATGTGGTGTAACCATTCTAAAAAGTGACTTGATTTGTTTTGCTCTTGACATATCAGCCACAGATTTTTGATCTAGGGCATCTTCAACTTCTTTTTTGGAAGCCAGATTTCCAATAGAATCAATAACGATAATCAAATGGTCGGCCCGATCAAGGTTGGATAGTTGGGCCATAATATCAAACTTCAACTGTTCAATATCAGTAATTGGAGTATGAAGAACACGATCAGTATCAATACCAAAAGAGTCGAAGTAACTTTGTGGTGTACCAAATTCTGAGTCATAAAACAACAAGGCAGCATCTTCATACTTTTCCAAATAAGATTTGGCCATCAGTAGTGAGAATGCAGTTTTGAAGTGCTTAGAAGGTCCTGCCCACATAGTAAGACCTGGAGTTAGTCCGCCGTCCAGTTTGCCGCTCAACGCAACATTGATAATTGGCACAGAAGTTGGAATCATATCTTTCTCAGTGAAAAACTTAGACTTCGACAAGATTGCTGATTCTTTAATACTACTATTCTTTTTAATTTTTTCAAGGATATTCATAATTACTCCGTTATTTGTTTAATCCCACAATGAATTGGTTCGTTCAATAGTCCAATCCATACAATCTAATACAACCTTCAAAGGATCAATAAATGCCTTTTGAAACTGCATATCATAATCCACATATTCATTTAATCCAAGTTCCTCCGGAAGCCTTCCCGGGAAAGAGATGACGCTATCTCTAAAAGGATTTGGTTTCTTGAGATATGTAAATTTAATCTTCTCGCCCTCTTGAATCAAAGGATATTTCTTAGTCAATCCTTTTTCGTTTAAGCAGTTATTATATAGCAAAGCACCTTTAACGTGAATAGGCGTTCCTTTAGAATAAATGGTTGTCTTATTGGAATATTGCCTCAACCCATTGATGCCTCTAGGAAAAGAAATATCTTCTGGAGGCAATTTCTTGAATTCACTTCTGAAGTTCTCAATAAATTCGTGAATATCAGACTCTTCACCCTTTAGCATAATATGAATTGCTTGTCTCATCTTTTCACGAATAGGTGCGGGCGTCGATGACTTAATCATCTCCAGACCCATCACCTTCATCTGAGGCTCATTATATTGAACACCCTCATTATTATATACATTCATAATGTAACGCTTCTTGGCAGTCCAGATGCCCTTATCAGCCAAGGCTTCTCGCTTCATCTGCATCTTTTGTGCATATGCATTAGTGTAGTTTGCAAGTTCTCCGTATGAACGATCAATGAAGGGTTGAATTCTATCTTCACATACCGCATCCATGAACTGTATCGTTTTTAGAATAGGTTGATTAACATCACAAACCTTATTGATTAGTGGACCAAGTTTTAGATATATCGAATCTGTATCTGATGCAATAACATAATCGACCTTCTTCGTATCAAGAATCTTATTCATGTATTCATTCAACTTCTTTTCGATCCAACGAATTGCCAATTGACCGGCTGAAGTTACACCCAAGGCCATACGCAAATCATAAAACCTAAAATATTGAGAACCCAAAGCACCGTAAGCAGAATTAAGTGATACCTTCTTAGCCAACTGTAGGTTGTTGTATCGGGCAATACGTTTTTCAATTTCATATTTTTTAGAATCGTCTTTCTCATTCTCATACTCTTGTTTAGCCTTAAGCATGAGATTTTTGAACTTCTTTCTGTCTTGATACATTTCATCCATCATCTTAGGAAGAAAACCTTGAGTATGCTTAGAGAAGAATTGGCCATTCGGAGTAAAAGTCACATTTCCAATTTTAGTAGTATCAACATCTTTAACGAGAAGTTTGTCGATTGTTAGTCCACCATAAAGTAGTTCTCTCATCTCTTGGGTATAGTTCTCAGGTTCAATCAAAGTCTCCGGCGAGATATTAAACTGCATCATCAAGTGTGGATACAGACTATTCAAGTCGAATGATGCCACCCAATCATGCTTACCAACTTGTGGATCTTTAACATATGCACCCTCGAAAGCCGCATCTTTATCTTTAATGATTCGAGGTGGAACAATAATTTTTTCTTGTAGGAGTCGATTATAGGTTAGCGCATCCCACATTCTAGTCTGAGCGAAAACATCATTATAGTTCGTCTTGGTGTCATAGGCTAGAGTTAGTGCCAATTCTATCAACTTTAGTTTATCTTCCATACGAAGAATAAGTTCAACGTCTTTAATGTTGTACTCAATGAATTTTTGGAAGTTTAGACGATACAAGGCATGAAGGCTGTCATACTCATCATATGAAATTTTACGTTCTCCGAGTTCGACGTTTGCAATGTTATCTAGTTTGTACGACTCTTGTGATTTTCCGTTAGGCGAATACCACTTATACAGTTCAAGGTAATCTAAATCGCCGATGCCGACCAATTCGTAAACTGTTTGCTCTCGACCCATGACAACGGTCTTTCGGTCGTTAATCATACCCCAAGGCGAGAGTTTCTTGGCCTCATCTTCACCCATAATTCGACGGATACGATTGACCAAATATGGCGTATCGAAAAACTTAGTATTCCAGCCAGTCAAAACATCAGGACACTTTTCATTCCAGAGTTTGAGAAAGAACTTCAGCAAATGATATTCATCTACGCACTTTGTATACTTTTCACCGCCTTGAACAACATAGTCGCCACAACCAAAAACATACATATCGCCATTGATGTACTTTAGTGCGATAGCCGTAACAGGTTCATTAGCAAGATACGGATCAGGAAATCCATTCTCAGAACCAACTTCAATGTCAACGATAGCAATAGAAATCTTATCTTGGTCCCAATCAATCATGTTCTTATGTTGATCTGCGATAAACGCATATTCAAATCTATTGTTGCCATAGATTTTCTTACCGTCAACATCTTCGAACTGCTTATAATAATCTCTCGCATCACGGATGCAATCGAACTTCATCTGACGCAAGAAATCACCAGATAAGGTCTTATATTCTGTTTCAGTTTTTGCAAGTTCATAGAAGGATGGCTTGTAAGCAACCTTTTGCTTAATTCTTGCGCCATCGTGTACTCCGCGATATAAGATATTGTTTCCTACGCATTGTACGTTCGTGTAAAAATAGGACATTATTCAGTAATGATTTGCTTAATTGGTGGAGTGATGATTCCTGAACCGAACATTGAATTGTATTGAGTGACAATCTGTTCATCCGGAGTGTATGTGTACACCACATGCAAAGGCTCAACCACAAGAGTTTTCCCACTTTTCTGTTCTCCATAAGTGGGAAAAGGAACAAAACCCATAGACGGTTGAGCGCCAGCAAATTGTGGAGGCACAAGTCGCAATTGTACAGGATCCATCAACTTAAGTCTACCGTCTGGAGTGTTTGAAACCTCAGAAATGATATCTTCACCAGATACCAGTTTAATTCCTACAATATTCATCATTGGTCCTCTGTATTAAAAAAGAATGTTTGAAATAATCTGCCGTTAAATTTATCTTCACCGAAACCGGGCAACATGCTTCGGTGGTAATATTCACCCCGATACATAACCAATCGATTAAAGATATTGGAAACTTGCACAATGGGTTCCCATTTGTCCATATCATTAATATCTTGATTATTATTATAATCAGTTTTTGGGTTTTTGCGATCCACCATAAAGATTTTAGATTCTTTATTCCGGTAAATTGCTGTACCGGATTCTAATGGTGCATCAGGAGTCAAATACAGAACTGCGGCCCAATTAGTTGGATCATAATGTATCCAGGTCTTATCGAACGAAGTTGTGTATTGAAATGAGGTGTTGTATTGTTTGGGCCACCAAACAATTTTGCGCCTTAGTATACTTTCGAATATAGTCTTTGCATCAGCATTATGTTCTCCCTGCAACACTTCTGTTCTGTTTCCAGGATAGTTTCCAGTCACATTAAACTCCTGCGACAGAGCAAAATTTCTAACATCCATTGGATTGGAATAGAAACCATCGAAGATCATAACAGAAGGAAAGTAAGTCATAAGTTCATTATTTAAGTGGATGGTAGGCCGCCTGGGACTCGAACCCAGATTGAACGATTATGAGTCGCATATTCTGACCTTTGAATTAACGGCCCTACGAATACGTAGTATAACAAATTAAGTGTAATCTGTCAAGAATTATTTTGGTACCTTGTGACGGGTTCGAACCGCCGACCTTCTCCGTGTAAAGGAGACACTCTACCGCTGAGTTAACAAGGCATTCACTATTCAAACACACCAATGACGTTATTTATATGAATTTTATAAATTTCGTGTTCAAGTTTCGCAGATTCGTTCCAGTTAACCAACAACTTATCTCCAACTTTTACCTCATCAACATCATCGGCAACAGCAAGAACTTTTGTGGTATCAGGTTCCTGTGAAGACTTCAGTAGAATGCCTGAGGCGGTAATTTTCTCACCCTCGACACGCTGAACAATAATATTTCGATTCAATGGAATGTAATTCATAATAATCCTTAATAAGAAAGAAGACGTAGAAGTATGTATTATACTAAATATATCATAAGGAGATAAAATAATGGATTTTTTCAAACTTGTCGCTGAAGTTGGTTTCCCAATTACAGCAGCCATAGCAGCAGGTTATTTTGTTTTCCTTACGTTAAAGTTCATTTTAGCAGGTGTTACAAGTTCTGTCAAGAGCCTAACTGGAATAATTTCAGCACTCGATAACAGAGTCAAAACAATGAACCATGACGTTATCCGAATTGATACATTGGTGTCAAATGCATTAGGAATAAAACCGGACGTAGACAGAATTGCTAGAGCCGACGGTAAAAATGATGCTAGGAAAGATTGATGGATGCCGCCGATATAACTTCTATACTCGAAAAATGCACCAACAATCCTGATACACGGGAAGTAATTATTGAATTGTATCGTCTTTCCGAATACCTAAAAAAGAAATAGAACTTAAAAATGGGCGAAATAAGCGAACTAATTAATAAATATGGGTTTCCAATTGTTGCTGCTGGCGGTATGGGTTACCTAATTTTTTATGTTTGGCAATGGGCAACACAAGAAATAAAACCTGTGTTGGGTGAAGCAAGTTCAGTTTTGATTGCTATGATTGATCGTGTCAGAATGTTAGATAATGATTTAATTAGATTAAACCAGAAAATAAACATTGTACAAATGATGCGAGAAGTCAAAAATGAAAAAAATATTACTAATCACAGTAATACTGCTGACGAATAACACATACGCCCAACAAGTATTCCAATTCAAATCTCCCCAATTCAATGGATTTGGATATTCATCACATGTACAAACTATTG